AGTTCTGCACGACCCAGTAGTAGCGGCCGGGAACGATGGTGGTGGATGCGCCGACGTTGGTGAAGACGACCTTGTCGTCGACGACCAGGCCGTGGGTGACGGTGATGGTGTCCGTCGCCGAGGTCGCGGCCGACGTGACGGCCGTGCCCTGGACGTTCGACGTCATCACCGAGATCAGGCCGGCCATCTGGCGGGCCGTCGTGTTGTCGGCGGGGTCGTTGCGGACGCCGTTCCAGAAGGAGTGGTTGACGTCGCGGGCGACCTGCTTGAGGGCCTGGAAGATCTGCCAGGAGTGCTCGTTGGTGACGGGGTTCTCGATGCCGCCGGCCGCCGTCGCGTAACGGCCCTTCGCCGCCTGCTTCGTGTACGAAGACGACACGGCCTCCTGGAAGATCTGGAGCCGGTTCGTGACGTTCGCGCGGACACGCGCCTCAGCCGTCGGTGCGTCGGCACCCTCAAGCCTGGTGCGGATCGACGGGTCGCGCAGGTCATACGCCTGCCACTCGACGAGGGTGTCGGCCACCTCGCCGGCGCCGCCACCGATACCGCCGGCAGCAGACAGGAGCGGGGTCTCCGCGGGAGAAAGGGCGAACAGTTCGCCGTGGTAGTTCGGGAGCCCGAACGTGGTGCTGACGCCAGTGATACCGGCCATGATGTCCTCCTAGGACTTGTTGGTGCGACTCGCGTGCTGCTGCTCTTTCAGAGCGATCACGAGCGCGAAGTTGCCGGCCTTGGTGGCATCGGCAATCTGCTGATCAAATGAGGGTGCATTCCCGTGGGCCCCCTGCCCCAGATCGAGGCGGCCCTTGGGAGCCAGCCGGGCGACGGTCTTGGCGATCGCATCCTCGTCGACCTCTCCGTCGTCGCCGACGAACTTCGACAGGTTCAGATCGTCGAGGAGCGCGGCCGCGTCAGCGGGCTTCATCGACTGCTCGAGCTGGGCCTTCATGACCCCACGTACGAGCCTCTCCCCGAAACCGCGCGCCACCTCGGCGCGGGTCTCGTCCTTCGCTGACTGGACAGCCTTCTCCAGGTCGGTGGCATTCGCCTTCTCGATCTCGTCGAGGCGGGCGGCCTTCGCCTTCAGGTCGTCGTAGCCGTCGAACTTCTTCCGCTCCCGCGCCAGCCGCTGCTCGATCTGCTTGTCGAGGTCGGCCTGGGTGAACGTCTTGCCCGGGTCAGCGGGCGGTGCCGGATCCGCGGGCGGATCCGTGGAGTTGTCGCCCCCATCAGCGGCAGGCGGCGACTCCGAGGTGCTCTCGGAGCCTCCGAGGATCGGCCAGATCGGGTCGCCGTTGCGGCGGTATCCGACGGCCTGCAGCCCGGTGCGTGGATGGGTAGGAAGAGTGCTCTGTGTCATGAGGGTGCTCCGTCAGTGCGTCCACAAACCGACTTCTCAAGGGCAGTCGTCGCCCGTACCGACTGATGCGCAGTCGTCACGCCCGACCGTGGAAGGCCGAAGTTCAGGTTGTGCCGCCCTGGCTGAGCAGCTCGGCGGGGATGATCCACAGCTTGCACACGGCCTGTGGATCTATGTCCCCTTCGACGATCTCGCAGCCGCGCGGGCCTTCGAAGAAGTAGCAGTTGCCGCAGGCCATGCCCTCAGCGGCGAACGGTGACGGGTCGACGTAGTGCGCCCCGTTGCCGCCTGTCGTCTGGTCGAACTTCCCCGCAGCCTCAACGAGCTGCTCGAGCGCGTGGTACTGGCCCACCTGCAGCGGCGTTGGCGTGAACGGGGAATCGTCGCGGATCGCCACCATCCCCATGCCGCCGTCACCATGGCCGGGGTCGCCCATGCCGGGCATCGGGTCCCCGCTGCCCGGATCCTGCTCACCGCCTGCTGAGGGATCCTGCGGTGGATCCTGCGTCGTGGCCGTCACCGACGCCGCCGGGCCTGCAGACTCGACGGCAGTAGCAGCCATCTCGTCGGCGTACCGGCGCATCTCCTGCGGAGTCATCCCCACGATGTTCGCCATGATGTACGACTGCGGGACACCCGCAGCCTTCGCCTTCGACGCCGCATCGAACCGCTCACTCATCGAAGGAATATCAGGAGGAGTCCACAAGACCTCCATGTCCCTTCTCGACGCGCGCGCCTCATCACCGAGCCACAAGAACGCCAGCCGCGTGACCTGCTCCCACGACTCCGATAGCGCAGACATCCGGTCGATGACCTTCGAGATGTGACCGGACCACACGATCTCCGACCCCTGAGCCGACTGGTTCGCGGCATCCGGCGACAACGCCGGCAGCGGAGTCCGGGTCACAGCCGCGAAATCCTTGATGTCATCACGGGCCGCCATCAGCATCGGGGTCATGTCCGTGATCTGCGACTCCCACATCTCCACACCCGCGGGAACCTGCCACAGCGCCGCAGGGTCAGCAGCGAACATGCCGTCATAGTCGATCTCGGCGCCGTTTGCGTCGTGCACCGGAAGCCCCTTGAGCATCCGCTGGCGGAACGCCTGCATCGCACCGGTCACCAGGCGCTGCAGGACCGTCGAATTGATGCGATCCAGCACATCCGTATGCTGCTCGAACTCGCCCCAGTAGGTGATCCCGTCGATATCGAGCTGATTCGGGAACCACACCACGGGAACCTGGCCGAAAGGCAGCGCCTGCGGCTCCCCCAGCCAATGCCACCCACCTGCGCCGAACGACCGCGACCGCTCCGCACGCAGCACGTACGCCGGCCCGCCAGACTCCCCACGCATGTACAAGTAGGCGTGATCCCAGCCAGTCCACTCATCCGTGAACGTCTTCAAAGCGGTACGGATCTGCCGACGTCGCATCGGGTCCCGGGCAATCGCGATCTGACGAGGGTCCTCGATCGTGATCAGTGGAGCGCCGATATCCGGGTCGACGTCTCCGACGATCGCGAACGCCTCCCCCATCTCGAAACACGACCGGTGCAGGGCGTTGGAGTCTGCATCCAGCTGATTCGCCTGCCAGATGTCCCACGCCATCTGATCGCCCAGCCCGTCACCATCGGCGCCCGTGCGGATCGCCGCGACATGAGTCCGGTCGAGCATCACATCGACGGCGAGCCCGGCGAAGTTCGTCCTGGCACGCCGCTGGAAATTGGCGTACGCCGTGCGCACCGACTCCGCGATATCCATCAACGGCGCCTGCCCCGTCGCGTAGTCCGCGAGGACCTGGAGATCGGGACGCTTGCGCAGAAGCGACAGCTCGAGCTGGTACAGCCACCAGTCCGGCGACGACAGCACCGACGGGTCGACCGGCGTGCGCAGAAGCATGGAGGCGTCCGTGGTCACGTGGCGCTCCTATCTGAGTCGGCGGGGCGTGAACGATGGGACCGGTTCCGGTTCGGACGCGGTCTGAAGGAGGTAGAGGGCCTCGGATGCGGCCACCAGTGGCGCGATGTCGACGGGTGAATGCTTCCTGTCCCACAGCCAGGCGTCACCAGACGGGCGAACCACCGCGTAGCGGATCGCCTCCGTCAGCTGCTCCTGAGCGGTGTGCGCGAGCGGCCCGGACACGACAGCGTCGTAGAACGAACCCGACGCGCGGGCCAGGTCGTTCCCGGCGATCGTCTGCACCACGTCACCCAGATCGGACACGAGCGGGTCGAAGATGCTCGACACGGGGGCGCCCGAGCCCTGCATCCCGATCGCGACCGGGTTGTATTCCGGGATCCGCTCCCGCAGCCACGGAAGGACCCAGTCCGTGCCGTAGTACGAGGCAACGATCTCCACGTGCGGAACGCCGTCAGCGCGCAGACCTGCGACGGCTATCCACGTCGTCTCACGATCCCACGACGTGTCCACCGCGAACGCCAGCCGCGCTCCCGCGGGGATGCACGAGCCCTTGTCGATCCGCGACTCCCACGACACCACCGGGATCGGCCCGGACGTCATGTTCTCCACCCACTGGCAGAGCACCTCGGTGCGGAACACCCCGTCCGGGTCCGTCTTCATCGCGTCCATGATCGCGGTGTCGCTGATCGTGTGGCCCAGTGCCGGGTTCGCCTGAGCGATCGCATCCCAGTCCCCGAGATCGCATCCCTCGGGAGCGGACCACTCGAATATGCCCACCGAAGTGTCGCGGGTGTCAACCTCGGCTATCCCGATGGTGCGAAGGTGCGACAGGACGATGCTCGTCGCGTCACCGGCGTTCGACGCGCACACGATCTGCGCGTCCTCCTTCGCCATCGTCGTCTTGGTGATGGCCCCCCAGGCATCCCACGTCTGCTGCTCGCGCAACTCGTCGAGGATCACCTCCTCACCCGACAGTCCACGACCGCCGCGACGGTTCGCCGCCTGGACCTTGTACCGCTCCCCTGTGACGAGGCGCAGTGACTTCTTGCCGTTGACCTGGACGACGGCGGCGATCTCCTCACGGAGCTCGTCCACGCCCTCGGCCATCTCGACCGCGCCCTGCCAGCACTCCTCCGCGACGTCCAGGTTCTGCGCCGTCCCGAGGACGAGGTTCGCGCCATCGAGGAACATCCGCCACAGGGCGCGCACCTGGATGACGGTGGTCTTGCCGTTCTGCCTGGCGACCAGCAGCAGGATCGTGCGGAACCGGTAGTGCCCGTTCGGCAGCGTCTCCAGGCTGTGAATCAGGAACCACTTCTGCCACGGCAGCAGCCGGATACCGAGAATGTCCTCCGCGAACGCGATCGCCTCGAACCCTTTCGACGTCTCCGGCGTCAGATCCCGCAGCGGCCTGGTGAAGATCCTCGGCTCAACGGTCCCGAGGCGCTTCGCCCGGCTACGACGACTTCTTGCGGGCGTCGCGGAGCTCTGCAAGACGGCCACGCGGTGCCTCTCCCACGTTCAGCTTGGCGCGCTCCGTCGGATTCATCCCGAGGGCGCCCATCATGTTCGCGATCTGCTCATCCAATGCCCGCAAGGCGACCCGATCCCGCCACTCCCCGCCCTGCAGGACCCGCACCCGCAGCGCGACACGCTCATCCACGGACTCGCACAGCACCATCACGTGGTCAATGTCGATGGAGCGGCTGATCCAGCGGGAGCGCATCTGCCACACCCGCTCCCACATCCGGGTGCCCTCACGGCCGAGAGGTCGCAGCGGCTCCGGGACGTCAGGGGCAGACGGCAGAGCCGTGACCGTAGTCTTGCGTGGAGTCCGCGGTGCCGTCTTCTTGACGGTCGGCCTAACCGGTGAAGTCATGAGGCTCCCCCGTCGACTCGAGGACCGGCTTCGCACCCGCGTACTCCTGCCAGCGTCGGCAGATCACGTCCACGTACCGCGGGTCCAATTCGATGAGGCGGGCCTTGCGGCCCGTGTACTCGCACGCCATCAGCGTCGAGCCCGAGCCGCCGAACGGGTCGAGGACGAGGCCACCTCGCGGGGCGCTGTTGTTGAGGCACTGCACGACGAGCTCGATCGGCTTCATCGTGGGGTGCTCGCGGTTCGCGGAAGGCTTCGGCACGTTGAACACGGACGTCTGCGAGTTGTCCCCGTACCAACCAGACCCGCCGCGGCCTCGGCGACCGCCACCAGGCGTGTAGCCGAAGAGGATCGGCTCGTGCCGGTAGTGGTAATCGGAGTGCCCGAGCGCGATGGTGCCTTTGTCCCAGACCAGTGACTGGTGCAGCCGCCAGCCAGCGTCGACGAACGCCTGGGTGAACGTGAGCGCGAGCGCACCCGGCGGGTGCGCCACGTAGATGGCGGCGCCTTCCTTGCAGGCGAGCGTCAGGCAATTGAACGCCGCGGCCAGCAGGTCCGGTAGACCCTGCGCGCCATCGTTCTTGATCGTCAATGCGTCCTTCGTCTTGCCGACGTAGTCCACCCCGTAGGGCGGGTCCGTCCACACGCAGTCGACCTTCGCCTCGCCCAGCAGCGCGTCGAACACCGTCACGTCCGTCGAGTCCCCGCACACCACCCGGCACCCACCGAGGACCCACACGTCGCCCAGCTTCGAGAACGGGTCGGCCGGCGGCTCCGGCGCATCATCCGACGGCGGCACGTCCGGCAGGCCCGGATCGATGCGGTCCACCAGGTCAGCGATCGCCTCATCCGACCAGCCCGAGTCCAGCAGCAGCGACGGATCCGCCTCACCGACCTCACGGATCAGCTCGAGCAGAAGCGCCTCGTCATACGAACCCAGCTCAGCGGTGCGGTTGTCGGCCAGCGCAAACGCCTGGCTCGTCGCCGTGTCGTCATCGACGAGGACCGCAGCGATCTCAGTCCAGCCGAGCTGCTTCGCAGCCATCCACGTGTGATTGCCGGCGATGATCTGCCGGTCCGATGCGCGAACCACGATCGGCTTGCGCTGCCCGAACCGGGCGAGGCTCGACGCGACCGCGTCCACATCGCCCCTGCGCGGATTACCGTCGAGCGTGGCCAGCGAATCGATGTCGACCGCGAGGGCCGCGAGACCCTCGAGGATGGGAGACGTCATCGCGACGTTGCCCCGACGTGCCCCACACGGCCCCACAGGCGCGACAGAACGCCGCAGTCGGTAGAGGTGGGCGCAGACGGCATCCGTGGGCTCCTAGAGTGAAAAGGTTGTGGCTCGGGGGGAGACGACCG